GTTGTTGATTTCTTCAAAAAAGGGATGGTGCCCAAGGAATGTGTTGACTACTACGTAGGAATGTCCAGCATGGCAGCAATGCAAGGATTTGGTACAACGATGAATGATTGGGGGAGGCTGATGGGTGAGATTGCTGATGCGATACCTCCCCGGACAAAGTTTGACACAAGTGAAGTTGCTGATGTAAACAAGATCTTTCCGTTTGCCGAAGCAAAAGAACAGAACAGAGCAAACTCCACTATCAGGCGGCTTCTCAAGGCAGTTCCGAACCTTTGGGAGCACCCAGATGTTCTAGAGATTGCTGAACGACACAAAGGGTCAAGGAATATTTTTGTGACAAACCTGATCGTACACTGGAAAGGGTGCATGTCAGATGAGGAGATCGCACCAATAGTCAAGAGATGGTACCATGTTGGCGAGTTTCACTTCACTGAGATAATGAAGCGTGTTCACGCATTGATCAGAACTAGTGACTACTTGTTTCACCGAAAGATCACTGAGCCACAGAGGCAAAAACTCATGTACATGGACCTCCTTATTGGAAGGAAGTCATACACGATCACAAGAGAGTTGGCAGTAGGCGACAGAGACCAGGCTGACTTCTTGCCTGACCGTGTTGCCTATGATCTGAATACAAACATGTGGACAAAAGATGAATACAAGAAGTTGTTTGTTGAAGGACTCAAGGCAAGCATGGTCAGGATAAGATCAAAGCCTAAACTCATCAAGCCACAGTCATTCCTTGAATTCTGGCGTGACTCACGAAGAACATGGGTGACACAAGGTGGGCTCGGGTTCAACAAACTTGAATCTTGGGAAAAGAAGTACGTAACCATCGTGATGGATGAGGTCAGTGGCGTGTGCAGTGAGTTGGTTGGCAGACATACCAAAGGTACTGTCTTCGAGACGCGTGACTTGTTTGACATAATCGACACAAGAGCCGAAAACTTCAACAAAACGCTGGAAACTATAAAATACGAAGTGGGTGCACGTGAGAGAGTGCTAAATGCAGGGTCGCTGACACACTACATTTTCTTCAGTTATATATTGTTTTGGGCTGAAAAGCAGGAACAGATTGGCAGTGTCAGGCTAAACGCGCCGAATGACGATGACATCAGATACTTTGACAGGAAAATGGCGCCGATGCATCACTTACTGTACGATTGGGCTTCTTTCAATGAAGGACACTCAGCATGGGAGATGTCAAAAATCATTGAAGTGCTGTCCTCTGAAGAACTTGGCCAGCCAAAAGACATGTGGATGTTTGTAAATGCCATATCTGAGGCAATGTTCAACATGAAGCATGTGTTTGAAGATGAACACGGCGAGAAAGAAGTGATCCATGTCAAGAAGGGCTTGATGTCAGGTTGGAGAGGCACAACTTGGACAAACACAGTGGCAAATTTTGTCTACAAGTACATCAGTTATGAATGCTACAGACGGCTGTACGGGCAGAGCAGCCTTGTGTATGTTGACGGAGGCGGTGATGATGT